GGTGATTTTTAACCATTTATTTTTTATTGACTAGACAGGGCTAGGTAAAAGCTGGTACAATTTTTATATGGGATACACAACAAAGGAGAACACCATAATGCAAGACCAAATAAACTGGACTACACACTACGCAGGTTTTAGAACTACAGAAATAAGGCAAGGTAACCAAACAGTTAAATTTGAATTAGAGCATAACCGTCACGCAGAAGACAGCTACGAATACTCAACATGGTGGATACTCCGCTCAATAACGATTCCAGACCATAACTGTAACGATCACACAGTAGCACCATCTACAAGGTGTTACATCTGTGACGAGTGGATGGGAAAAGACGATGCTTTTCCCACAATTAAAGATGCTGAATATTACATAGAGACAACCTACGGAATGGTGAACCATAATGTCTGAAGAAACATGGCATCACCACCAAGTTGGTCAGCTAATCGAAGGACTACTCAACAGAGAGTTTGATTCAGCTAACTGGATGAAAGACTCAGCCTGCAAAGACATTGACCCTTCTATCTTTTTCGTAGAACGAGGAGAATCAGGTGAAGAAGCTAAAGCCATCTGTGCTACTTGCCCAGTTAAACAAGAATGCCTCGACTACGCAATCAAGTTTAATGAGCGTGTAGGTATCTGGGGTGGTATGTCCGATAAACAAATACGACAAGAGGTTCGTAGAAGAAAGCAGGTGGCGTAATGGGTAAGAAACGTAANGCTCCAACTAAAGCTAAAGCTTGGACTCGTATGCAAGCCGCTCAACTAGCTGACAATAACATTTATGAAAAGATAAAAGACAAGTTTCTTGATGACATGCCTGACGAAGTTTGGATAAACGACAGGTACCAAGCAACAATCAGATACCTAAACAATGAGCTAGGTCGTGACGGTATTTGCCAAATGTGTATCCACTCTCACACACGTGCAACGAACCGCCCTTGGCGACACTTTCAGCAAATCAAAAACGACATCTTTGGTGACGAACGTGAAGCGATGGAACTTTACCCTGCTGAGTCCAGAGTTGTTGATACAGCTAACGAATACCATTTATGGGTATGGACTAAAGACTCAGAGATACCTGTTGGCTTTCGTGAACGTAATGTTCGTTACGACATAGGCGACGACGATCCTGAAGTTGACGCTCACTTAAAAAACAGTCGTGCTAAACAAGCCCCAAAAATGGAGATAGCGTAATGGCGAATAAACATACAGTAGAAGAAGCCGACAAGATAATGCGAGCATTTGAATACATTCCACTAGAGCCATACAGTGGAGATTCGCAAATACCCTTGCATGTGAAGTGCGCTCGTTGTGGGGAACCAAGATATGTGTTACTTGGGAACGCTCGCCGTGCTGCTAAGAAACAGCAGAATCGGCGTTGCTGTCTGGGTAGCAAAACCCTACTGATTAAAGAACAACAATATAAAAACTGCATAGTTAAGGGCTGTTCACTTAGACAAAGAACACAGACTGACGATCATTGTCGTGGTCATGCTAAACGATTAGACAAATACGGAGACACGTACCCTGATGTTCCGTTAGTTCAATCCTTACCTCGCAACAGCACTTGCATGGTGCCTGTAGATTCCAAAGGAACCCCATGTGGTCGAGTCCCAGACAAAGGATATGTAGGGCTTAAAGATCCTTCAAAGTTTGACCCAAAATCAATCGAATACGGTGAGGTTTGTGAGGCGCACGGGGCAAGATGGTACAAAAATAAAACTTTTGAAGCAGGTAGAAAGTTACGCCCTACTTTGTTTCATTTAGACTGGACTGAAACTATTGCTTTCTATTTAGATCCTCAAAATGGATACGTGAAGCCAAACAAAAAAGGTTGTTTAGTTTGGCAACATACCAAATTGGAATCAGGCTACGGATCTATTTCCGTGAAGAAAGATGGGGAAGAAATGACTCGGATTTCAACCCATCGAAAAGTCTGGGAAGTAGCCAACAACGAAACTATTCCTCAAGGGAACCAGATACATCACATTTGTGGAGAGAGAGCGTGTGTCAACGCTGACCATCTAGAAAGCATTTCGTACAAAGAAAACAATGCAGAAGCTTGTAGGGTCAAAGCACTTCGTAAAGAAATTGCTGAACTTAAAAAAGAAATTAGATGTCTTAAAAGAGCCGCATGATTGAAGAAGTTGAAATAACTAACGACATGCGTGAAGAAGCGCAACGTCAAGCAGACGAACTACCAGCACTCAACCACTCGATACGACAAGGCGAAGGAAACATCTACGGATTTCTAGGTGAACTCATATTCGTTAAACACAAAGGCGGTCAACAAAAAAACACTTACGACTACGACATTGTTATGGCAAGCGGAAAGACTTGTGACGTTAAAACGAAATGTGTTACAAGCGTTCCTCGTATCGAATACGAATGTTGAATAAGCGCAGGACACACTAAACAGAAATGCGATTTTTATGCTTTCATTAGAGTCACTAAAGATCTTGAACGTGGCTGGTACTGTGGGGCTATAAGCAAAGCAGACTTCTTTGAAAAAGCACGTTTTGTTAAAGCAGGCGAGCCTGATGGTTCAAATAAGTGGATACCTAAAGTCGATTGCTACAACGTGCGTATAGCTGATTTAACTCACTAACTTTTATTCAGCTTTGTATTCTGACCCTGATGGTTTCGCCATAGGAAGCACTGAAGCTGACTTGTCGCCCATAGGAAGAACAGAAGCGAAGTAACCTTTAATAATTGATAAAGCCGCAGGAGCCGCTGAAACAGCTAGTGCTTTAACGTTAGACATTGATAAGTCTGTCATTCCTGAAGCGGCGATCAAGCCGACTACTGATTGCACATAGGTCATTAAACAACGTTCTGCGACGTCTTTAAGCTGGTCTAAATCTAATTTTAAGTTCATTATTAGCCTTTCTTTGCCGCAGGTTTCTTAGCGGCTGGTTTTTTAGCAGGAGCTTTCTTAGCAGGAGCTTTTTTAGCTTCTGGTTTTTTAGCTGGAGCTTTCTTAGCTGGAGCTTTCTTAGCAGGAGCTTTTGCCCCATCCACAATCATCGCAAACAAATCATCATCAACATGTCCTGTTGGATCAATTTTATTATCATTCTGAAAAGCAACTACAGCACGCATAGTTGTAATCCCATATTTGCCATCTGTGTGACCTGACGCATAGCCTTTATCTCTTAAAGCCTCTTGAACTCTTACAGTTGATACACGATCAGCCCTCTTGTGGGTGAGTAGCATTTTATTATTCTCCTTATTTCAATAATGCGCTAAAGGTATTACCGTCAACTGTACCAGTTACACGCAATCCTCGCTTTTTCTGAAACTGTTTAACAGCCCAGACTGTTTTACGACCATATAAACCGTCAGCTATTCCACAATCAAAACCCAGTCTACCAAGACACGACTGCACTGTTTTAACTGATGCTCCTTTAGCACCTTTTCGTAGATGGAAAGCTGTTACTTCTTTACGTTGCATTTCAATAGCGGCGAGTATCCCTGCCCAGTCTGTTATTGGTTCAGGAGCGTCTACTTTCTCTGACGGTTCGCCTGTTAATGCTGGAGCAGGAAACCAGTCAACACCTGAACGTGGCTGATGATGCCACCATTCTTTATCTTTAATAGTTGGAACTATCCCATACTCAACAGCAATACCATTAATGTCAGGTTTAGAAAGTTTTTTACTCCACTGAGCTAAATCGACAGCGTAACAATATCCGTCAAGCTGTTCCATATGCCAAGAACCACGCCAAATGCCTTGACCATCTAAACCTTTAACACCAAAACGTCTGTCAGGATTAGCCGCAAGATTGCCTTTGCCTGCTTTATACGCTTTGTAATAACCCATCTGTGTCGCATACGATCTGCAACCTGAGTTGACTTTAACTTTGCCTTTAATGCGACTATCCGAAAAGAACGCTTCTAGTCTTGTTACAAACTTTGGATGCAATAAATCAAGCTGAATGTTGCTTTTAGTCGTAGGAATATTCATTAAAATATCTTAGCCTAATCGTGCTGTTGATATATCAGAAACTAATGCTTTCTTAGTTGAGTTGTCTGTAACATCCTCAATGACCACATAATCAGTTGAAACTGCTGTAACTACACTCAATTCATTACCATCAACATCAAGAGTCACCGATCCGCTTGACCCTCCACCACTTAAGCCAGAACCAGCCACCACTTGTGTTATATCACCTGTAGAAACTTGCTCTATACGCTGTTGAATACGCCCTGACATGTTTTCTCCTTAACCGAAATAAGTTACGTGAATTGTACTGTCAGATGAACCGACACGAATAAACTTAATAATGTCCATGCTACTGTAAAGGTCAAGCACAGAATATGGATTCAAGTAATGACCCACAGAAGCAGTCGGTGTACCCCACCTGACCCTGACTGCTTCAGCACCATTAGTAACTAAAGCGTTCACGGCACCAGTAGGAATTGACGCTAAAGCAACAGCCGTACTAGAAACTGTTAAAGATTCGTCACCTTTATAAACGCCATAGTTGGCGGCGGCGAATTTTACTTTACTCATCAGTAAATCATACCAAATTATTGATTAGGTGTCTTTTCTATCCATCTTTCAATGTCATCAACAGTTATACCCAACGCATCAAAGTTCTGTTCAACAGAATCAACTATCCAAAAAGAAATGACATCCTCCCTGAAACCTCCTAGAGAAGCGCCTTCACCTTGAGCGATAGTTCTTAACTGTTGCAATAACGCTAACGGCAAGGTTGCCATCGTTTCCTCAGCTACACCTTTCGCATATTCCCAAAAGTCAGTTTCATGCTCTGAACCCCTTAAGTAGTGCATGTTGATAATCGCTTCTGTTTGAATAAGTAAATCCTGATAGTAATGCCTAAAAAGAATTTCTTCCATTACATTTTCACCTTGACTACGCCTGTACCAATGGTCGAAAGCAAAACGATTTATTCTGTCTACACAACCTAACGAAGTAGCTTCTAATGGTTCAAAGAAATGCGAAGCGTTACCATTGCGAATAATTCTGCCACCCTCCTGATGTCCTGTGTGGTAACTAGGTACTGACATGGTTCGATATTCAGCTTCACCGCCGACTATCTGCAACATTTCTTCTACAGCTTTTTCTTCAGAAACGAACTGGTCATTGTAAAGATAGCCGTAAGAAGTTCGATGCTGTAAAGGTATCCCAAACATCCAGCCGTGTTGCATTGCTTTAGCTAGAGTTCGCTGAGTGTTGTGTGGTTCTCTGTCAAGAATAACCGCCGAGTTCACAGGTGCTTCTATTTCTGTTCTTTGATCTTTGTAAGCCCATCCTCGACAGTCCATAACGTAATCGCCGTCAACGTGTTCAATGTCATCAATGTGTTCATCTTTGAAAGTAACAGTTCCTTTCAATTCGTTTGTGATCCATTCTTTCAATATCGTTGAGTCAAAATGTAAAGCGTAAACACCTAAAGGAATCGTGTGGAAAAACTCTCGGTTGTTGTTCCACCCTTCGTAGTAGATGCCGTGTTTTTGTGTAGCTCCAACTGTGTCAAAATCGTGGTAATCAAAACCTAGATGCTCAACTAAATCTACCGAAAGCAAAACTGTTGAACCTTCACCAACAGCGACAGGTGGAATAGCTGAGTCGCCTATGACTTCAATCTCCCAGTCTGTCCACTTGTTGAAATGAGCCGCTGACAGTAAACCTGCCATGCCCCTGCCTGCTACTGTTAATTTCATTGCTCCTCCAAAAAACTATGGAAACCGTTTAACACATACCTTTTTTCAGGTGACGGCACACTCCGATGAGTGTAACCCCACCATGCGGGAAAGATTATTGAGCGACCAGCTACAGGGCTTATTTTTAATCCTTGATGCTTAAACTCAGTATCACCACCTTCTTCCAACGTGTTCAAATAAACAATCGTTGTTACGTGCCTTGCGACTAAATGCGGATAACCAGCGTCAGAATGATAAGCGTGGTAAGCCTGATCGGGTTCGTACCGAAGAATTGAATAGCCTTCTTTCAAACCGAATACTGGAACGTCTGCCGCTGAAGGTATCGCTTCTAAATAATGTGTCATACACTCTTGCATAAATGCAAGCATCGGTTCATGTTCGACTGGTGGCATGTCCGCTGAAAACTGAACGCATGAGGAGTCACGATTCAAAGTGTTTAACCCTCCGACTGTTGTTGAAGGTAACCATCTTGTTGACTGCTCAGTTGAGTCAATTATTTTTTTGCAAACTTCAACATCTTTCATTTCGTATTGGCAAATAAAAGGATCTATCCACTTAGGCGTTCTAAACAAGGTTGTCATCTGTCTATTCCATGATAGGCAACATTCAAAACTATTCTTTGATCTTGTGGTGCTGAAGGCATATAAGCGGCGTGAAGGTGTCTACCGTTAAACGTAATGATTTTATCTTCCGCTGGTTTAGACAAATGCTCGACTCCATCTACCTCTACAGCAGTTTCACCTTCAGTAAAACTGTTCAAATAGATAAGCAAAATCTTGTGGTCTGTGCTTCTATACCCTTTATTAGACTTTCCAGTTTTTTCGTTCAAGGTACTCAAGGTCAGTATGCAAAGGGCTTCTCCTTCTAGGTTCATCGCTACCTTGATATTGAGTGAGGTTAGCGTTCATCCTGTAAACGCATAATCCTAAAATGTTGTTCGCTGTGAGAATTTCACCTACGACCTGTAACGCTAACTCTGCGGCATCTGAATAGATTAACGGCACGAAATTGTATTTGAACCCTTGCGGTCTACCGACAAAAACATGACTGAACCAAACAAAATCTTCATCCTTTAACGGCACAATGCGCCCATTTTCATCATCGAAAGCGCCTGTCATCGTTGCGGCTTCTCTAGTCCAATTAAACTGTTCTGATAAAACAAGTTGCTTGAATTGGAAATAGTTTGATGTAAGTGGATTATTTAATTCTGTTATTACTTCGGACACAAAGGTCACTCCTTGAAGCTATCTTTTACAAACCGGGGAAAGGGTATCCTGCGTTATGTTCTGCACCGTCTCTGTCACGTTCCGCACATTGTTCTAGTAAAGTTGCTTTCTCTGAGTCTGTGGCATCGTCTTTTGAGCTAGGATCTTTACCTGCCCAAGTGTAATCGTCATCTGTGAGTCCATCTGATTTCTTTTTATCGTAAGCATCCTGACCGGCTTTCTTCACGATAGGTGATTTAGGAAAAACAAACGTAGACACTTTTTTGAAACCTGTTAAACAATCACGTAGCTCTACTCGATAGGCTTTCCATTCGTCAGTCGTTCCAGCACTCTTAGGGTAATCTTCAATCATTGCTTTATCAGAACGNTNNAGAACGTCATCTCTTGTCGCTCTTACGCCTGTGATTTCTAAATCAAGCGCTTTTCTTCTGTCGTCTATTGCTTTCTTTTCGGCGTTTGTTAATTCAATAGTTTCGCCGTTTACTATTTTGTATAATCCTGTACCCATTATGTTCCTTCCAATCCGTACATTGATATTACTGAGTGAGCTTCCCAACTGCCGGCTTCTAAACCAAACTCTACTGAAGTGATAGCTCCTCCGCTGTAAACACCCCAAACAGCGCCACGCCCCCAATAGTTAGTGTTTTCATCTCCGACGCAATGAAACAAACCGTGATAAGAATGGCCGTAACCTCCTGAAGCTGTATAATCAAAAATCCAAAACTCAAAATCACCGAAACAAGGTGTTTGCTGTGTGCCAGTTCCAGCGTAAGTGTCACCGTATTGAATGAAGGCGTATTCTGATATTGAAGTCTTATTTGCTAGATTGCCACCTCCACCCCATTGCTCAGCGTTGTTGTAAAGGTTTCCGCAATACTGATAGTCGTATTGTGTTGAGTCGCTGTTGAAAGTTATCTCTGCGTAATCGTATTCGTATTGTGTGCTTGAGTTA